TAACTGGTTAAAGAAAAAATTAGAAGATACTATTGCAGGTGATGGAGATGAACTCACTGTTAGAACAGAACTTGTCGGTGGCACTGGGAAGTATGGTAGGCTTCTTGGTTGGCTCTATATTAATGAGGATACTATTTCATTAAATGAACAAATGATCACAGAAGGGTATGCTCACGCTTATGATGGTGGAACCAAGGATATGAACCTTGAAAAACTACGTGAGATACGTAGATCATTCGGAACACTAAACGAGGGTTAATTATGTTAAGAGAACAACTGATCAAAGCTGTTTCAGCACACGCACAAGGTGAGATCGCAAAACACAAAGCAAATGTAGAGGTTTACCTTACAAATCCTGCAGGGATTGGTGAGCATTCTGATATTACTGAAGCAATCGGTATTGAATTAGATAAGATTGCAAGGTACCACGATCAAGTGGAAGTTATTAATAAATATTTCAAGAAGAATCAGGAGCAACTAAACTCATGAAAAAGGTCAATCAACTATTCAACAAAGCAGTTGAATGGGATAAGAAACTTATCAAAAAATTACAAGACAAGTTTGGATGGACTGACTACCAAGTAGTTTGTATTTCATTCTTTAAAGGACTTGTTATCGGTGCAATTATTCTATGAGTGCTAATGGTGAGGTATACCTCGGTAACCCCAATCTTAAGAAAGCTAATGTTACACAGGAGTTTACTAAGAAAGAGGTTGCTGAGTATCTAAAATGTGCGAAGGATCCAGTTTACTTTATTAGAGAGTATATTAAAATTGTCTCTCTAGATGAAGGATTGATTCCTTTTAAAATGTATCATTTCCAAGAGGAGATGGTAGAAAAATTTCATGTAAATAGATTCAACATAGCAAAGTTACCTCGTCAGTCTGGTAAATCTACAATCGTGACTTCATACCTGTTATGGTATGTTCTTTTTAATTCTAATGTCAACGTCGCAATCCTCGCAAACAAAGCAGCCACTGCAAGAGAAATGCTGGGCCGCTTACAACTTTCTTACGAATCACTACCTAAATTTATCCAACAAGGTATTCTTCAGTGGAACAGAGGATCACTCGAATTGGAAAATGGAAGTAAAATTTTGGCTGCAAGTACTTCCGCTAGTGCTGTTCGCGGTATGTCCTTTAACATTATATTTCTGGACGAATTCGCGTTTGTTCCGAATCATATTGCAGAGCAGTTTTTTAGTTCTGTGTATCCTACTATATCTTCTGGTAAATCAACAAAAGTTATTATCATATCTACCCCACATGGGATGAATATGTTCTATAAACTTTGGCATGATTCAGAACGTAATGCAAACGAATACATTTCAACAGAAGTTCATTGGACAGAAATACCTGGTAGAGATGCTGCGTGGAAAGAAGAAACGATACGAAACACATCAGAACAACAATTTAAAGTTGAGTTTGAATGTGAATTTTTAGGATCTGTTGATACATTAATTTCACCTGCTAAATTAAGAGTCATGCCATATGAAGATCCTTTGAAAGAAAAAAGAGGATTGGCAGTTTATGAAGATGTGATAGCAGATCATAACTATATTTTAACTGTTGATGTATCTCGTGGTATTGGTGGAGATTACTCTGCATTTTGTGTAATGGATACAACTACGTTACCATATACTATGGTGGCACGATATAAAAATAATGAAATCAAACCTATTATCTTACCTAATATAATTGTTGATGTTGCAAAGAATTATAATAATGCATACATCCTTTGTGAGGTAAATGATATTGGTGGACAGGTAGCAGACATCATTCAGTACGATTTAGAATATGAAAATTTACTGCAAGCTGCTATGAGAGGAAGGGCAGGTCAACAATTAGGACAGGGGTTCTCAGGTAAGAAGACACAACTTGGTGTAAAGATGAGTACTGCTGTTAAACAAGTTGGTTGTTCTAACCTTAAAGCATTATTGGAAGAGGATAAATTAATCATTAAAGATTATGATACTATTGCGGAACTAACTACATTCATTCAGAAAGGAAATAGTTTTCAGGCAGAAGATGGATGTCATGATGATCTTGCTATGTGTTTAGTTATTTTTGCATGGATGGCAATGCAAGAGTATTTTAAAGAAATGCATGATAATGATGTCAGGGCACGGATATATGAAGCACAAAGAGATTCAATAGAACAGGACATGGCACCATTTGGATTTGTTAGTGATGGATTGGATGATGAGGTTATTGTAGATGCTCAAGGAGAAAGATGGGAGGTCGCGGAATATGGAGACAGGTCATATATGTGGGAGTATCAGTGACGTTTCAAAAATATAAATAATCTTAGACAACCCGAATGTTGGATATCCTAGGAGTTTTTAAACATGGCAGCTAATCAATTATCGCCAGGTGTAGTAGTACAAGAGAGAGACCTGACTACAATCACCACATTGTCCACCGCAAATATTGGCGTACTTGCGGCCCCTTTTGAACTTGGTCCTGTTGAAGAGGTTGTAGAGATATCTTCTGAAAGAGATCTCGTTGATAGGTTTGGTAAACCAAACGAAAATAATTACGAATTCTGGTATACTGCATCGCAGTTCTTATCATATGGTGGTGTTCTTAAAACTATTCGTGTTACGTCTTCAAATTTAAAGAACGCAGTTGATACTGGTACTGCTCCATTAGTTAAGAATCTCCAAAATTACGAAACAACATTTGAATCTGCTGCTAATAGTTGGACATGGGCAGCTAGGACTGCTGGTACAAAGGGTAATTCAATCGGAATCTTTATGACAGACTCTGGTCCTGACCAGATTCTATCGATGAGTACTCCTTCTACAAATGAATGGGAATTTGATGAAGACACTGCTATTGCTGCTACAGGTGCAGGTGAGAGTGGTGCAACTGGTAAAGTTTATAAGTATTCAATTAAGTGTACAGTAGAAAACGTTGTTGGTGATTTCGTAGTTGGTACTTCAACTACAATTGCTACTGGTAGTGGTAACGAGGCAGTTGATGTTGTTGCTTGGGATCCTGCAAACAAAACTATTGAATTCCATCTAGATGCTGATGGTATTTCTGGTGTTATTACTGCTGGTGCAGATATCATTCAGGGTACTAATACTGCTGATGTTCTAACAATCTCACGTCAACTCTTTGTTGCTCTTGATAAAGGTAGTGTAGAATTTAAAGCTGCTGATAACTTCAATGATGCTAACTCTGTTGCTGCAACAATCAGTGCAGTTGAAGCTGAGTATCCATCACGTGAGTATCTACCTGGTGAGAAATGGGTTAACGTTGCTGCACGTCCTTCTACTTCTCTGTATACAAACAGCGTTGGTGGACATCGTGACGAAGTTCATATTCTTGTAGTAGATATTGATGGTAAAATCACTGGTACAACTGGTGCTGTTCTTGAGCGTTTCATTGGTGCTTCTAAAGCATCTGATGCTAAGACTTCAGTAGGAGAAACAAACTTCTATTCTGAAATTATTAAGCAACGTTCTCAGTATATTTTCTGGGGTGAGCACGAAACTGGTGGAGATCTGTTTAATGCAACAGCATCTGCATCTGATGGTAACTGGGGACAAACTGCAAATGGTCGTCAGTTTAACCTACTACGTTCAGCTGCTGGTACTACTTCTTATCCTGAAGCACGTACAACAGTTGGTTCTAAGCAGAACGCAACCTTCTATTACAGACTTGCTGGTGGTGTAGATTATACAGTATCAGGTGGAGTTTATAGTGTTTCTAACACAGACCTATCTACTGCATATGGTTTAATCGAAGATCCAGAATCACAAACAGTTGATTACATCCTTTGTGGTCCTGCTGGTGCTGATGATGCTGCAGCAATTGCTAAAGTAACTTCTCTAGTTAATATCGCTGAAGAGCGTAGAGATTGCTTGGTATTTGTTTCACCTCGTCGTGGTAATGTAATTGGTATTTCCAATACAACAGCAATCACAGATAATATTGTTAAATTCTTTAATCAGTTATCAAGTTCCTCTTACATGGTATTTGACTCTGGTTATAAGTACATCTACGATAAGTACAATGATGTTTATCGTTACGTACCTGCTAACGGAGATGTTGCTGGTCTTTGTTTACAGACAACTGAACTCGCAGAACCTTGGTTCTCACCTGCTGGATTCCAGCGTGGTATCTTGAGAAATGCAATTAAACTTGCATACTCTCCTACTAAGTCACAGCGTGATCGTCTATATGCAAATAGAATCAATCCAATTGTATCCTTCCCAGGACAAGGTGTGGTACTATTCGGAGACAAAACTGCTCTTGGATTTGCTAGTGCATTCGATAGAATTAACGTTCGTCGTTTGTTCCTAACAATCGAAAGAGTTATATCTGGTGCTGCTAAGGGACAACTCTTCGAGCAAAACGATGAGTCACAAAGAAGTCTCTTCCTCAATATCGTTGAACCATATCTACGTGACGTACAAGGACGTAGAGGTGTAACGGATTACTTGGTTAAGTGCGATAGTGAAAACAACCCTGCAGAAGCAGTTGATCGTGGTGAGTTTTACGCAGAGATCTATGTGAAACCAACTCGTACAATTAACTACATCACACTAACATTTGTTGCTACACGTACTGGTGTTGCATTTAATGAAGTTGCGAACTAAATAATATGGTTCGAGATGGATCAAGAGACCCTTAGGGGTCTCTTTTTTATGCTCAAAAAATTCATAATTCTAAATATAAAGGACGGAGATTTTTAAAACAATGGCAAAAAGAGGCACTATTGATGATTTTAAGGCAAACGTGGCGGCTGATTTCGCACGGCCTAATCTGTTCCAAGTTGATTTAGCATTCCCTACAGGTATTATTAACAACTCTTCTCTAGTTGAATTAGGTAAGTTCACAGTTCGTGCTGCTAACCTCCCTTCATCTCAGGTTGGTGTTATTGAAGTGCCCTTTAGAGGACGTGTTCTAAAAATTGCTGGAGACAGAACATTTGAACCTTGGACAATTACAATTCAAAACGATAGCAACTTTGCTCTAAGAAGTGCTTTTGAACTTTGGAGTGGATCAATTCAAGCGTTTAACGAGAACTTTACTTCTGCTGCAGGATTGGGTGACGCGGATGATGCAACTGGATACTTCTCTGATATGAAAGTACATCAGTTAGCAAGAGATGTTAAGAGTGGTGACACACCTAAGATTCTTAAATCTTATAAATTCTACAATGTATTCCCAAGTAATATTGCTGCTATCGATCTTGATTTCGGTAACAACGATGCTATTGAAGAGTTCACAGTAGAACTACAAGTCCAATACTGGACTCCAATTGATGCTGGCGCAGACGCATAAATAGAACAGGAACAATAGATTTTTAGTAATGTCGCAACTCTTCGGTTTTTCACTGCAGAGAGCAAAGAAGGTTCCTAAGGGGCCTTCTTTTGTTCAGAAAGATAATCTAGATGGATCACAACCTATCGTAGGGGGTGGTTACTATGGTTATTCTGTTGACTTTGATGGACAAATTCGTAATGAATATGAACTCATCACTCGTTATAGAGAGATGGTTCTACAACCAGAATGTGATAGTGCAGTTGACGATGTAGTTAATGAAACTATCTGTGGTAATTTTGATGATGTACCTGTACAAGTTGAGCTATCAAATTTAAAACAATCTGATAAGATTAAAAATTTAATCAGAGAAGAATTTGATGAGATCCTCCGTCTTTTAGATTTTGATAATAGATCATATGAGATCTTCCGTCGATGGTATGTTGATGGAAGATTATTTTTTCATAAAGTAATAGATCCAGATAATCCTCAAGGTGGATTAATAGAATTACGTTACGTTGATCCTCGTAAGATTCGCAAAGTAACTGAGTATGAACAGAAACGTGCAGAGGAAATGCGTGGGACTGATATCAATACTCAACTCACACAAAAAGCAGCATCATATTATTTGTACAATCCAAAGGGATTAAGAAATAGTACTAATCAGGGTATGAAGATTGCACCAGATTCAATTACATATTGTCACTCTGGTATTCAAGACCTTAACAAGAACATGGTCTTGTCTCATTTACACAAAGCAATTAAGGCAGTCAATCAACTTAGAATGATTGAAGACTCTCTTGTTATCTACAGATTATCAAGAGCACCCGAAAGAAGAATTTTTTATATTGATGTAGGTAACCTTCCTAAGAATAAAGCGGAACAATATCTACGTGAGGTAATGGGTCGTTACAGAAACAAACTTGTATACGATGCAAACACAGGAGAAATTAAAGATGACAAGAAGTTCATGTCGATGCTCGAAGACTTCTGGCTCCCAAGACGTGAAGGTGGACGAGGTACTGAGATCACTACGCTCCCAGGTGGACAAAATCTTGGCGAACTTGAAGACGTAAAGTATTTCCAAAAGAAATTATATAAGTCACTCAACGTTCCTAACTCTAGACTAGAAACAGAAACTACATTTAATATTGGACGTGCTGCAGAAATCACACGTGATGAAGTTAAGTTCCAGAAGTTTGTCGCAAGATTGCGTAAGAGATTCTCTGAATTGTTCCACGACCTTCTTAAGACTCAATTGATTCTTAAGGGTGTCATTTCCATTGAAGAATGGGAGATGATGAAAGAGCATATTCAGTTTGATTATATCGCTGATAACTATTTCACTGAACTCAAAGAGATTGAGATCCGTAACGAAAGGATTAATGAAGTTAATCAACTTGATCCTTATGTTGGTAAGTACTTCTCTGCAGAGTATATACGTCGTCAAGTTCTTAAACAAACTGATGCTGAAATCATTGAGATTGATAAGCAGATTGAACAAGAAATTGCAGACGGAACAATCATGGATCCTGCTGATGTTCAAATGGCAGAATTAGGTATGTTACCTGGTCAAGAAGGTATGGAAGGAGATGCTGCTGGAGGTACAGATGCGGGAGGTGGAGCAACTCCAGACCCAAAGTCTCAAATTAACAGCGCAGATCAAAAACGAGGAGAGCTCTAAATTACTAAATACATATAATGGGAGTATATTATGCCTAGCGAAATTGCACAAACTATAGTAGATCGAATCTTTGGAGATGACAAAGCTGCGGCTATCGATGCCACAAATGATGCTTTATCATCTGCAGCATATGATGCTATCCAACAACAAAAGTTGGATTTTGCCAAACAAATGGGATTTGATCTTGATGATACTGCTCAAGCTTCTGCAGATGAAGTAGCAGATCAAGTGACGGATGGTACGGAAGGACCGCAAGATGTTGATACATCTAATGTACGGAAACCTGAAGACCCTCCAGTAGAAGCACCAGGAACTCCAAGTTCTGTTGAAGAACCTGAAGCAACTGCTGAAGTACCCACCGAAGAACCAATCGAGGAACCCGAAAATGAGACTGATAGCTGAAGAAATAACTAACGTAAAATTTTTTGCTGAAGAGAAAGAAGGTAAGAAGTCACACTTTATTGAAGGAGTGTTCCTACAGGCTGAGATCGAGAATAAGAATGGTCGCAAGTATCCATTCAAAACTCTTGAGCGTGAGGTTGGTAAATATAATGAGAGTACTATTCAAAAAGGTCGTGCTCTTGGCGAACTTGGTCACCCAGAAGGACCATCTATTAATTTAGATCGTGTGTCACATAAGATCTTATCTTTGACGGCTGAAGGTAATAACTTCGTCGGAAGAGCAAAGATTCTTGATACACCTATGGGTAACATTGCTAAAAATCTATTAGATGAAGGTGTATCTTTAGGAGTTTCTTCTAGAGGTATGGGTTCTCTACAAAAAGTAGAAGGATGTAATGTTGTACAAGATGACTTCATGCTTGCCACTGCTGCTGATATAGTAGCAGATCCATCAGCACCAGATGCTTTTGTTGATGGAATCATGGAAGGAAAAGAATGGGTCTGGAATAATGGCATACTTAAAGAGTCTGCTATTGCTGAGATTAAGCATGAAATTGATCAATCAACTCTTATTAATATACAAGAACGAAAGGTTTCCGCGTTCGATAAGTTTTTAAGAAGTTTATAATTTATAAATAAATAAAGATAACGCAATGCATATCGGAGTTATAGCAAATGTCAGACACCTCTACTAAAGAGCTTGATAATATGGAACAAGTGAGCGAAGACGCAGCTACTGGTGTTGCTGCCATTAAAAAAGGAGCAAAACCAGGAGAAAAGATAGATACTTCCCAAGGTAAATTCAATGCAATCGGTGGATCCGATAGCAAAGGAAACCCAGAAGGAACAGAAAATCTTGGCGCAGCCGCTGCTGGTTCAACATCAGTAGAAAAAGATAAGTCTCTTAAGACTAAATCTTCAGACGCTGGAACAGGAAATGTTTCTGCAGGTCTATCCAATAAAATCTTCGACAGCGAGGAAAAAAATGGCGAAACAATCCAAGAAGAGCCCGAAACCAAGTACGACTTTACTGAAGATGTTAACGCTCTTGTCGCTGGTGAAGAGCTCACAGAGGAGTTTAGACTAAAAGCAGCAACAATATTTGAAGCTGCCGTAACTGCTAAAGTTAACGACGAAGTTAAAGCGTTGCAAGAAGCGTTTGAATCTACGCTGACTGAAGAAGTCGAAAAGGTTAAAACAGAATTAGCTGAGAAAGTTGATGACTACTTGTCTTATGCTGCTGACCAATGGATGCAAGAAAATGCACTAGCGGTTGAGCATGGCATTAAGACTGAGATGGCAGAGTCATTCTTTAGCGGCATAAAGAATCTTTTTGTGGAACATAACTTTACCGTTCCCGAAGAGAAATTCAACCTCCTAGATGGGATGGCTGAAGAAATAGATGATATGGAGAAAAAGCTCAACGAACAAATCGACTCTAATGTATCTTTGAATAAGAGAATTGGAGAGTTTGTTAAAATGGAAATTGTGAACGAATGCGCTACTGGTCTTGCAGAAACCCAAAAGGAGAAGCTTGCGTCATTAGCAGAGGGTGTTGAGTTTGAAACTGAAGAAGACTATCGCAAGAAAGTCGAGACTATCAAAGAGAGTTACTTTACTAAGAAGGCTGAAACTGCTGCTGCAGTTGAACCCACAGAAGAAAGTTCTGCTCCATTGGTAGAAGAAACAACAAGTGGCACTATGTCGAAGTACGTAGACCAGATCGCTCGTTGGTCCAAATAATTTAATAAACTACTTTTAAAGGAAAACTAATGTCAACCATTAAACAACTCCAAGAGAAGTGGGCACCCGTTCTGAATCACGACGCTCTTCCAGAGATCGAAGATTCTTATAAGAAAGGCGTAGTCGCACAACTTCTAGAGAACCAAGAAGTCGCTCTTAAAGAAGAGGGACAAGTATTAAACGAAACATTACAAACAGCTGGTACAGGCGGTTTCGGTAGCGGTGCTACTGCAACAGGTCCAGTTGCTGGTTTCGACCCTGTATTGATCAGTCTAATTAGACGTTCAATGCCACAACTAATTGCATATGATATCGCTGGCGTTCAGCCAATGACTGGTCCTACTGGACTTATCTTTGCGATGAGAACTCAGTATGGTACCGAAAGGTCACCTGCTTCCTCCGATTACAGAGAGGCACTATTCAACGAGCCTAACGCTGGTTTCTCTGGTGGTGCGGATGCTCGCCTTACAGGCTACGATCCAACTGCTAGTGGTTCTGCAATCAACGATGCTGAAGGTGCTAACCCAGGTCTTCTTAATGATTCCCCTGCTGGAACATATGAGTTGACTGGTGATGCTACAGGCATGAACACAACTACTGCTGAAGCTCTTGATGACTCTGCTGCTGGAACAGCATTCAGAGAAATGGGTTTCGCGATTGAGAAAGTAACAGTTACTGCAAAGTCACGTGCTTTGAAAGCTGAGTACTCAATCGAACTAGCTCAAGACTTGAAAGCAATTCATGGTCTTGATGCCGAGCAGGAGTTAAGCAACATTCTCTCAACAGAGATCCTTGCTGAAATCAACAGAGAAGTTGTTAGAACAATCTATACAAACGCTGTTGCTGGTGCTCAAAACAACACTGCTAATGCAGGTATCTTCGACTTAGACGTTGACTCTAATGGTAGGTGGTCAGTTGAGAAATTCAAAGGACTTCTTTTCCAGATAGAAAGAGATGCTAACGCTATCGGGCAGCAAACTCGTCGCGGGAAGGGCAACATTCTTGTTTGCTCTGCAGACGTAGCTTCTGCTCTTGGAATGGCTGGTGTACTTGATTACTCACCTGCTCTTAATGGTAACAACGCATTGACTGGTGTAGATGATACATCTTCAACTCTAGTTGGTACTCTTAACGGACGCATCAAGGTTTACGTTGACCCTTATTCTGCTAACGTAAGTGATAAGCACTTCTACGTTGCTGGATACAAAGGTACTTCACCTTATGACGCTGGATTATTCTATTGCCCTTATGTACCTCTACAGCAGGTCAGAGCAATTAATCCTGACACCTTCCAACCAAAAATTGGATTTAAGACTCGTTACGGCATGGTTTCAAACCCATTCTCAGGTGGTCTTACCCAAGGTTCTGGTGCTCTTACAGCGAATGCTAACAAGTACTACAGACGTGTACAGGTTGCAAACCTCATGTGATCCATCGGATACATATTTCAAAAGAGACTCCTTCGGGGGTCTTTTTTTTGTCTAGGTATAAACTCGTAGGCATAAATTTTTGTTAAAATAAACATGTATTTGTTGACACCAACACATAAATAATGGTAGAATTGGAGATAGCAAGGTGATCTGAAACCCACGTTGTAATGAGTCAATTTAGTAAAACTATCATGTATGGAGAATTATTGTGCATAATATAGTTTCACGTAGCCAGTTAGGAGATTGGAATTTTTCCGAAGTTCTTTCAGAAGAAGAAGATCGAATTAATGACTACTATTCATGTTTAATCGAGTGCATAGACGATTCTGCATCCTGTAAACGAATCTGTAAGGAGGTTTTGATAACGTAAGTAACATCGCAGGAAAGGTATGCATAGTAGACAACAATGTAAAGAAGTAAGTGGGGGACATCGTGGTCCCCCTTTTTAATGGAAAGCTAAATACTATTGTTAAGTATTGAACCCTGATGGCTAACTGGTATCAAGACCAACTAACTAATAAGAATTTTCTATCGCCAATTGGATTTCTTTTCCTATTGGATAAAGCAAAGAATGTTTCGTTTCTTTGTCAGAAAGCAGAAATTCCTACAATGGTATTGGGTGATGTACAAATCCCTACAAGAGGTTTGGTTCCAATTCCCGTTGAAGGTAATATGAGATATGATGATTTAAATATTGAATTTATCGTTGATGAAGATTTAAAGAATTATCTTGAATTACATAACTGGATGAGAGCACTTGGTGCACCTCAGGAAGTAAAAGAAAGAACAGAATGGATTAATAAATGGCAAAGTAATGCTCCATCCGAAGATCCTAGATTTTCTGATGCAACAATACAAGTATTAAATAACAATAACATAGCAAATTTTGATATTGTATTTAAAGATATTTTTCCAACAAGTCTATCTACATTATCGTTTGATGTTACACAATCTGATAACGATTACTTCACAGCCACAGCGACATTTAAATATACGCTGTATGAGGTGAGAACTATCAACTCAACTCAAAGGAAAAAATCCTACCCTAGAAATCAATAACTAAACTGTCACATCCCATGAAGACATATAAGAAATTTATGCTAGAATGTACTCCAGTGGAGGAGTCAAGTCTAAGCCGAATCAAAAGTAAATCCGATAAGGGAGGCATGGCTATCCTCTCAGGGTCAAGAGGTGACAAGTCTAAGAAAGAAAATAAAGCAAGAGCTAAACAATTAGACAAAGATATCAAAGGTAAGGGTTTACCTGGTGCTACCAAGGTAACTGGTAGGTATGATGAGAGAGATAAAGAGACTGGTAAAACCACTAAGGTTAAAGAACGTAGTCATGTTGTCACCTCTGGTAAGAAAGGTAAGAGAAAATTTAAGAAAGCAGTTAAAGCTTTAGGTAAGAAGTATGGACAGGATTCTGTTATTACTCAGACGAAGAAGACAGGCACTCTATCGGCAACGAGAAAGGGTGGACTTGGTAAAGATAAAAGAGTAAAGTTAGGGAAGATGAAACCAGGTAGAACTGGAGAGAATGATACTAAAATTAAAAACAAAACTTTCACATACGAAAAATGACAAAACCACCTTATGATGACTCCAACTGGAGACAAGAGTACAAAGGTTACACTAGTGACCAAAGGCATCTTGAATTGCTTGAAAATGGACCTAAGAGTCTTGCTCAATCATGGATGATGCAAGCAATGTATGGAAAGTGGAAAAAGATGAAAGGGTATGATAAATTAGATCCAAAAGAAAATGAGGGTCAATTACAATCATCTCTCAAAGAGTTCTTTTCTGAAACAAAAGATCAAGGCATATAATGAATATTGAAAAGCTGCAGGAAATGTGGCAAACTGATTGTCAGATTGATACTGACGAATATGGTAATGCGTCTATAATTATTCCTCAACTTCATCAGAGGTATATGGAGTATCATAATACATTTTCCTTAATGAAAAAGGAAAAGGAATCTGATATGAGAAGACTTGTTAAAGAGAAGTGGATATATTATAAAGGTAAAGCACCTTCTACTATCTACAAAGAGTTACCATTTGATTTAAAATTAACTGATAAGAAAGAAGTAGAGATGTTTATTTCTGCTGATGATGATGTAATAAACTTACAATTAAAGATAGACTACATAGAACAACTACTCATTTTTCTTGATAGTATATTACGTCAATTAAGTAATCGCAATTATCAAATCAAGAATGCTATTGATTGGGAGAAATTTAAAGCTGGTATGTAATGTTGAGACCTCCTTTTTTATTATTGAAAAATCATTTTCTATCAGAAAATCTATGCAAGCAATTCATAGATTTTTTTAATGATAATCCCCAGTACCATTTTTCAGGTCAATCAGGAGATGGTGTATACCCAGAAAGTTTACAAGATACTGAGATTTCATTGAGGTTTACATATGCTGATAAGTTTTCTTGTGTTCAAAAATTAATTCCATACATCAATGATATAACCGAAAGGTATAAAAATATTCATCCACACTTAAATGATCTTGCACCTTGGAAAGTGTTTGATTATTTTCAATTACAAAAGTATGAACCAGGAGAGTTTTATAATGGAGTTCATTGTGAACATGGTCCTTCTGCTATTGATCAATCAGATAGAGTCATAGCATGGATGGTATATTTAAATGATGTTTATGATGGTGGTGGTACACATTTTCCTCAGTATGAATACACTACTGAAGCAAGGCAAGGAACAATTGCTTTATGGCCAGCAGGTTGGACACATATGCATAATGGTGTGGTAAGTCATACTGAATCAAAATATATCTTAACGGGATGGTATAACTATGAAGTACGGTGATCCTTATAGAGAAGTAGAATTCTCACCTCAATCATTAGATATTGTTAGGATGGCAATATCTACTACAGATTTAAAATGGAATGAAGGTGAGTTACAAGAATCTAATAATCCAAGTAGAAAATCTAAAGTAGCATGGATTAAAAATATAGAATTAAATTCTATGCTATTGAGAATGGCACAGATAATGAATGTTGCTGCAGGATGGAGACTTAATGTAACAGGTGTTGAGCCAGTACAATTTGGAGTATATACAACAGATCAATATTATGACTGGCATGTAGACCAGCATGGTGGACAGAATTCAGGTGCAGTTAGAAAGATTAGTATGTCTCTTCTTTTAAATGATGACTACTCAGGAGGCGAGTTGGATTTGGAGATATATAAACCAGGGACAGATCCTAGGTATAAAACTTTTAAACCTAAAAAGGGATCTGCTTTATTTTTTCAGGGTGACCAATGGCATAGAGTCCGTCCCGTCACTCATGGATTAAGAAAATCTATTGTAGCATGGTTTTATGGATCTCCTTATACGTAAGAAGAATGAAGTCTACTTAAAAGTTGACGCAGAACCTCATATTAATATGGAACTATCAGAGTTCTTTACTTTTGAAGTTGAATCTGCAAAATACATGCAGAGACAAAACAGATATAAAGGATGGGATGGAAAGGTTAGATTATTCTCACCTGCTACTGGGGAAATTTATTGCGGTTTAATAGATTATCTAACTGACTGGGCAAAGGACCGAGGGTATCAGTATTCGTGTTTGGAATCTGAATACTTTGGACATCCAAAGGAGGTGAATCCTTTAATAACTCCTGAGTCTGTAGTTGGATTTGTAAAAGCACTGGCTCTTCCTGTGAAGGTTCGGGACTACCAATACCGAGCAATATACGAGTGCCTACGATACAACAGACGACTCCTATTGTCCCCAACTGCAAGCGGGAAATCCTTGATGATCTATTCATTGGTTCGTTTTCATGTAAATGTTAAAAGGAATGTCCTTATTATAGTACCAACTACGTCACTTGTCGAGCAGATGTATAAGGACTTTGAAGAATATGGTTGGATGGCATCCAAACACTGCCACAAAATATATGCGGGGGAAGACAAATATACGGAACATGACGTGGTAATTTCCACTTGGCAATCTATCTACAAGGAACCTCGTAAGTGGTTTACAAGGTTCGACGTAGTGATCGGTGATGAGGCTCACCTTTTCAAAGCCAAATCTCTGACTAGGATAATGTCTAAGTTGCATGGATGTAAGTACCGATATGGTTTTACTGGTACATTAGATGGAGCAGAGTGTAATCAATTAATTCTTGAAGGTGTGTTTGGTCGTTGCTCCAAAGTTACCAAAACCCATGAACTAATGAAGAAAGGTCATGTTGCTAAACTCAAAGTAAAGATCTTATTACTTAAGCATGAAGAACAAATCTTTGAAGGATATCAAGATGAAATGACCTATCTTTGTGAGCATGAACCTAGGAATAAATTCATTTGTAAACTAACAAATGCTCTTAAAGGTAACACCTTAGTACTCTTTAACTATGTAGAGAAGCATGGGATGCCTTTATATGAACTGCTAAATAATAATATAGATCGACCTGTTCATTTTGTATATGGAGGAGTGGACGTTGAAGATCGAGAACACATTAGAACATTAGTAGAAAATGAAAACGATTCAATTATTGTTGCCAGTTATGGCACTTTCAGTACTGGCATCAACATTAAGCGGTTGCACAACCTCGTCTTCGCCAGTCCCTCCAAGTCTAGAGTCCGAAACCTCCAGTCAATTGGAAGGGTACTTCGGAAATCTACAGAAAAAGTAGAAGCAACTCTATATGATATTGCTGATGATATCTCTACTAATAAAGGTAATAACTATACGTTAAACCATTTAGTAGAGAGACTTAAGATTTATAATGAAGAAGAATTTAATTATGAAATCATAGATGTTAAAATCAAAAATGATTAATTACGCAAAACACGAAGAAGAATTTTACGGGGTTTTTAAACTCCTTAGCGGTGAGGAAATCCTTGGTAAAGCAGTGCTGACTAAAGAAGAAGGGACTGATGAGAGTTTAATTTTTATTCAAGACCCAGTTGCTTGTCAAGTTATCAATAAAGAAATTGATGGTGATAAAATGGCACGAGGTATAGGGTTTGCTCCTTGGCAACAAATGTCTGATGAGGAATTTTTTATTATACGTGAGAAAGATGTCGTAACTATTGCTACGATGAAGAAAGAAATTGTTATGATGTACGAGGCATATATTCTTGGCGAGGAAGGAAATGAAGAAAGAAAAAAACGTAGAAGATTAGATCTAAGTAAGCACTTAGGTTTTATAGGTAAAATTGATAACGCTAGAGACTTATTTGAAAAGATCTATAAACAAGATACTAGTAACCCATGAACCCTTGCAGTGTTATCCTAATGCCGATTGACAAGTTTGTCAAGCCCTGATATAATAAGTTCAATAGGAAACACCACATGAAGAAGGTTAAACAGAAGAAACAGCATTATGTAGATAACAAACAATTCCTTGAGGCTATTATAAAGTACAAGGAAGAAGTTGATCTTGCTGAGAAGAATGGTGATCCAAAACCTCGTGTTAACAATTATATCGGTGGATGTTTTTTAAAGATTGCAACACACTTATCGTATAGACCGAACTTCATCAACTACATGTATAAGGATGATATGGTCTGTGATGGTATAGAGAATTGCATACAGTACATAGATAATTTTGATCCTGCTAAGAGTAGAAATCCATTTGCATATTTTACACAGATAGTTTACTATGCATTCCTAAGACGTATTGCTAAAGAGAAAAGGCAGATGGATATTAAAGATAAGATTTTAGAGAAGTCTGGATATGAACATGTATTCTCAGGTGATGGTGAATCAGCAGCTGATTATGCTCAGATTAAGAATCGTGTTGAAATGAACACCAAAAGATGATTGATTTATATGAAGACAATGTACACTATAATCCATTAGTGTATAAAGCGAAGCATTTCAATCCTAGTTGGAACATGGATGGTAAAGGATATAACTTTACCGATTGCCCTTCTGATGTACAGAGTATAATACATTCTATTAATTTCTTAGGAGAAGATCTTGTAGGTGCAGAGGTTGGTGTATGTAAAGGTCATAGTTTTATGACACTACTTCATAATTGTCCAAACATTAAAACTCTATATGGTGTAGATCATTATCAACCATATGCAGATTACTTTAATGATGTGTATGATGAGTCACGTCCTGCTTATACTATAGATGAAAAGCAGGCTACTTATAATAAGGTTGTTTGTTATAATTTTATAAAGTTCTCAGGCATGGAAGAGAAGGTAAAATTTTATGAGATGGAAAGTGATCTTGCTGCAGCAAAAATAGAAGATGGATCTTTAGATTTTATATTTGTAGATGCTTATCTAACATATGAACAAACTAAAAAAGATCTTGATGTTTGGTATCCTAAAGTAAGAGATGGTGGTATATTTGCTGGACATGATTACAGATGTAATGTAGTTGAGCAAGCAGTAGATTCTTTTAGAAAGAAAAATAATATTACTAATAAGATGAGTGTATTTGATGAAACTTTTATTTGGTACAAATGAAGATACTATTAATTACAGATCAACACTTTGGTGTTAGGAATGACAATCAACATTTTATAGAACACTATAAAAAATTCTATAGTGAGATTGTCATACCATTTATTAAAGCATCTGGTATTACAGAGATAATTAATTTAGGAGACACGTTTGATAAACGTCGTTCTATTAATTTTAAATCTCTTGATGATGCAAGAGAAATGTGGTTTGATCCTATTAGTGAATTGGGTTGTAAGATGACCATGTTAATTGGTAATCATGACATCTATTATAAAAATACTTTAAAGATCAATGCTCCAGCAGAACTTTTGGGAGGTTACGACAACTTCAATATCATTGAAGAACCTACTACCCGTAATTTTGGTGGTACTGACATTTTACTTCTTCCTTGGATATGTGATGAAAACCATGCAAGAACCTTCCGATGCATCTCAGAAAGTTCTGCTCCTGTCTGTATGGGCCATCTTGAGCTTAACGGCTTTGAGGCTCATCCTGGTCATGTGATGAATAGTGGTATGGAGTCTTCTCCATTTGATAAATTTAAGAAAGTATTCTCAGGACACTATCATATAAAATCAAATGTAGAAAACGTTTACTACCTCGGTAACCCTTATCAATTGTATTGGAATGACTACGCACAAAAAAGAGGATTCCATGTCTTTGATACAGAAACTCTTAAGACTACTTTTTACAGAAATCCCTTTGACACTTTTCATAAGTTGTATTATAATAATGGAGTTGTACTACCGAGTGAAAAAGAAATCAAAGGAACCTTCGTCAAACTCATCGTAGAAGACAAAGGTGACTATAGTAAATTTGATTATGCTGTCAAACAACTTCAAGATATGAATCTTGCTGACTTAAAGATCATTGAAGATCTTAGTGTTGATCTAGAGAATGGTAATTCAGTTGTAGAAACCGAAGATACCATGACACTTTTAGATAACTACATAGATGAAATAGATCTAAAAGTCAGTAAGAATAATGTCAAAGGTGTTTTAAGATCTTTATACCAAGAAGCTCTCGAACTCTAATGTTCATTTTAACAACAAGTCCTACAGGTGGAGTCTACGCTGTCCAAGCAGTACCAGAAGAAGGTGAATCTGGTAAGAAGATGAAGACTGTACACGTATTTGAACAACGAGATGATGCTTTTCGCTATAGAGAATGGCTCACAGCAACTGATTATAAAGATCAGTTAGATATAATGGAAGTTGATACTAATATTATTGCATTGAATTGTGATAAGTATGGGTATCACTATACTATTGTCGGTCCTAATGAACTTGTTATTCCTCCTGAATAATACATGATTACATTTGAAAGTATGCGGTGGAAGAATTTTCTTTCTACTGGTGATCAATGGACAGAGATGGATCTGTCTTCTACAATGTCTACGCTGATCGTTGGACCTAATGGTGCAGGGAAATCTACTATGTTAGATGCCCTGTGCTTTGGTTTGTTTAATAAACCTTTTAGAAAAATTAATAGAGGACAACTTGTTAATAGTGTTAATGAAAAAGGACTTAAAGTCGAAGTCTGTTTTACTATAGGAAAGGATGATTATCGTGTATTCAGAGGAGCAAAACCAAATGTCTTTGAGGTTTACAAGAACAATAAGATGGTTGATCAAGATGCTGCAGCGAGAGATACTCAAAAATATCTCGAACAAACAGTTCTCAAACTCAACTACAAGAGTTTCACACAGGTCGTCATCCTTGGTTCATCCACTTTTGTCCCCTTCATGCAACTCTCCGCAAGTCACAGGAGAGAAGTTATTGAAGATCTACTTGACATCAACATCTTCTCGAACATGAATTCGCTCCTCAAGGATCGTATTCGTAACGCAATAAATCAAGATAAAGATTGTCAACACCTTTTAAGGATGGCAGAAGAAAGATTAAATTCTCAAATAAAATTAATTGATTCTTTACAGAAAGTTAATAATACTAGACAACAAGAAAAGAAAGATAAGTGTGTAAAAAATAATGATAAGATTGCTGAGTATGAAAAAGAAAAGAATGAGAAAGAGGAATACGTAAAGGAATTAGAATTAGAAGTCTTTGATACAAAACCTTATCATGATATGTTGGCAGATCTTAGACAGAAAAAATCCGATGTCAATTCTGATTTAAAAGCAGTCACTAAGGAGTTAAAGTTTTTTAAAGAACATGATGATTGTCCTACCTGCCATCAACATATAGATCCAAGACTCAAATCAGCAAAAGTAGATCTCTTAACTCAAACAGGTCAAGAGTTGTCAAAGGCTATGTCAATGCATAAAGACCAACTAGAGGAATCTATTGCTGTTATCGAAAAGATGGATGAGAGATCTCTAGAACTTAGAGAAGCACATAGTGATCTTAATATGATTGAGAAAGATATTATTAGATTGCAACGTGCTAATCTTGAGATACAAAAAGAATTAACAGATCTTCAAAGCACTCCTAATTTAGATTCAGAAAAAGAAACATTAACTGAATTAGAAAATGCATATGATACAACAAAAATAAATTGTGCAGGTGTGAGTAAACAACTTGATGAGTATCAAGTTATAGGAACTTTACTGAAAGATTCTGGTATCAAACGTCAGATAATTAAAAAATATGTTCCTGTATTTAATACACTCATCAATAAGTATCTTCATAATATGGATACGTTCTTCAACTTTACTCTTGATGAGGAATTTAATGAAGTAATTAAAAGTAGATTTAGAGATGAGTTTACCTATGCTTCTTTCTCTGAAGGTGAGAAACAAAAGATTGATTTAGCACTTCTGTTTACATGGAGAGAAGTTGCACGTATGAAGAATAGTGTTTCTACTAATTTACTTATCCTTGATGAGGTATTTGATTCATCCCTTGATGCTTCTGCCACTACTGAACTTCTTTCCATCCTACGTGGTCTTGGAAATACAACAAACCTATTTGTCATTTCTCATAAAGGTGATATACTAGCAGATAAGTTCTTTAGAACTTTAAGGTTTGATAAGGTTAATGATTTTTCTAAAATGAGTGATGATTCATGAGTAAGATTGACACACAAGGTATGAGTGGTGAGGTAACCAAGGGTTGTGAGGATAATGTATATCCTCATGATGAAGATGGTAATCCCATCTACCCAAAGGCAAAGTTTAAATCACTACCATTATTAGAACCCAAACTAAGACAAGAGTTAAAAGATTTAATCAATGAAGTCCTTGATGAAAGGGAATATGAAAAGAAACTTAATGGTCCTTATGATATGCCTGAATACTCTTATCGTTTAGATGAGTTACAAGAATGAATTATAAAGAATCAGGAGTTGATATAGAAGCAGGTAATGCTTTTGTAGAAAGACTAATGAATAAGGCACCTGCTATAGGTGGTTTTGGTGGAATGTTTAGAGTTCCTTCTGGATATGAGAAACCTGTATTAGTTTCTGGTACTGATGGTGTAGGAACTAAAATTAATATGGCAGAAATTTCTAGAAACTATACTACTATTGGTATAGATCTAGTTGCTATGTGTGTTAATGATGTAATCTGTTGTGGTGCCAAACCATTATACTTTCTAGATTATATTTCAACCAAGAAGTTAGAT